CAAGTCGGCCCGCGATGAATTCGGCGAGTGGGATTTCGACGAGGTACGGCGCACCACCGCGCTGCGGTGTGAGTCATGCAACCACTACTTCGAGGACGGCGAACGCACCCGCTGCGAACTCAACGCCACCGGCGCGTTCGTCGCCAAGAATCCCAAAGCATCGAAAGAGAACGTCGGATTCCACTGGAACGCCCTGTGCGCGATGAGCTGGGGCCAACTCGCCGAACTCTATTTGCGGGCCAAGACGGCGGCACGGAAGGGGGATGTCTCGCTGCTCCAGCAATTTTACCAGAAACGCCTTGGTTTACCGTGGCGTGAATATGTCGAGGATTACAAACTGGAGATCACGAAGTCCGGCTACAAACGGGGCGAGACGTGGGAGGAGGAGGGCGCGATCAACCCGAAGAACGGCGCCATCATCGCCGCTCCGCTGCCCGAGCGCACGGGTTTGATTCCCTTGCGCTTCATCACGGTGGACTGCCAGATGGACCATTTGTTCCTGGTCGTACGCTCGTGGTCGGCAGAGGGATCGAGCCGCCTGATGTGGAACGAACGCATTCTCACCTTCACCGACATCGACGTGATGCAGGAACGCTTCGGAGTGCATCCGAGTTTGGTATTCCTCGACGCCGGCTATGCGACCTACGATGTTTACCGCGAATGTGCCAAGCGCGGTTGGGTTGCCCTCATCGGCGACCGCCGTCCGGTCTATCCGCACAAGGGGCGCGACGGCAAGACCGTCCAACGGTTCTACTCGCCCAGGCGCAAGGTGGTGCTGTCGCACAAGCAGTCCTGCCACGTTCACTATTGGAGCAACCTCAACATCAAGGACACGCTCGCCCGCCTGCGGCGCAATCAGGACGCCAGTCGGGGGCCGACCTGGGAGGTGCCCGACGACATCGACGACGATTATCTGGCGCAGATGGAAAGCGAGCAGCGCATCAAGGAAAAGGGCCAGTGGATGTGGAAACAGATCGGTTCGCGGCCGAACCATTACTTCGATTGCGAGAGCATGCAGGCGACCGCGGCGACCATGCTCAAGATCGTCGGGCGCGAGGCCGCCGCCCCGGTTGACAGCCCGGACGGGGAGTCATGAAAAACGTCACGATCCTCCGTTTCCTCACCGCCGTCGGTTCCGCCCTCTCTACAGTCGCCGCGCTCGACCTGGCCGGCGTGGCCGATGTGTTTGACCCGGGAACGTCCAAATACCTGCTCGCCGCGGGTCCCGCCGCGCTGGCCCTGAAGGAACTCGTCGTCGTGCTCGGCGATTGGTTCGACGACGGCAAACCCAACAAGTCATTCAAGATTGGCGTGCTGTGCTTCCTCGCCGGGTTCTCTCTCCTGCCGTTCTTCACGTCCTGCTCGGCACCCCCGGTCACCGGCAGATTCACCAGCAGGGACGGCTTCGTCCGCATCCACCCGGACGGCCGCTTTCAACTCGTCGTCGAACCCCGCAGCTCCAAGTAAGCCATGGACATCGACCCACGCTCGGCGGCGAACATCGCCACGCTCACGGCCAGGGCGCAAACCAAGGCCCGCGAATGGTTGCTCAAATGCCTGGAGGCGGGCGTCAACGTGAAGGTGATCTGCGGCACCCGCACCTATCAGGAACAGGCGGCGCTCTATGCCAAAGGCCGCACCCGGCCGGGACCGAAAGTCACCAATGCCGGCCCCGGCTACTCGTGGCACAACTTCGGCGTGGCCTGGGATTTCGTCGTCTTCGACGCCAGGGGCCAGCCGCTGTGGGAAAGCCCGCTGATGGAGAAGTGTGGCAGAATCGCCGAGTCGCTCGGTCTCGAATGGGGCGGCAGTTGGAAGGCCTTCAAGGACACCCCGCACATCCAGATCAAGACCGGCCGCACCCTTGCCGAAGCCCGCCAGCTCGTGAAGGATGGCAAGTGGAACTGGGCTTGATCGCGTTGACACCAACCACCAAACATGGCCCGAGGACTCTTCATCACCGGATTCAGTGTCGCCGAAGTGCTCGCCATCCAGCAGCGGGCCAAAGACATGCTTCTCGAAGGCAAGACCATCATGAACTGGAACGATGCCGAGACCTCCGTGTCCAAGCAGTTCACCATGCCGGTTGACCAGGTGCTTGAGGAATGCGCCCACGCCCTGCGGGTGCTCGATCCTGCAACCTATGGCCGTCCCCGCATCGCCGGCGCCTCCTTCATCTCCGGATACCTCCCTAAATGAGCCGGTTCAAATCCATCGCCAAGCTGTTACTGCCGCCCATGCTCGCCCCCAAGGCGTGGGGGTCGCCGTATGAAGCGGCCAACTGGTCGCCCCGCCGTGGCACGGTGCCGGGTGCCTCGCCGACCGATTCGCGCAACGAACTCACCCCCGGCGTGCGCACCGAACTGGTCCGCAAGGCCCGCTATCTCCACAAGAACAGCGGTTTTGTCCGGGAACTGGTCGCCAACATGGCGATCTATTCCACCGGCGACGGCATCCGCGTCCAGGCGCAATCAGCCAAGCCCGATTGGAACCGCGCCGCCGAGGCGTATTTCGCCCTTTGGTCGGCACGGTGCGAGGTAACCCGCCGATTCTCGTTCCAGGAATGCCAGTCGCTCGTCTGCCGGGGCATGGACATCGACGGCGAGTATTTCATCCACAAGACCCGCGATGGGGAAGGTGAGCCGCGCATCCAGTTGATCGAGTCCCACCGGATCGGCGACGAGTTCGGATCAAAGGAAACCATCGACGGCGTGGGCCTCGACGCATGGGGGGCGCCGGTGTTCTACCGGGTGCTTGAGGATGGCGGCAAAGCCCGTGATCTCCCGGCCGAGGCGGTTCTGCACGTCCACGAGCCCGAGTGGGCCGGCGGCGTCAGGTCGCACCCGACGATCCAGCATTCCATCAACCACGTCCTGGATGAAATGGAGTTGCTGGCCCTGGAGAAACACGCGGTCAAGGACAACGCCGACGTGTCCCGCATCCTGAAAACGGCGCGGGGCGAACTGGACGACAACGGTGACTTCGTGGTCGGCGGTGCGGCTGGCGGCGCGGAATCAAGCGATCCGGTGTCCCTGCAACGCATCGTCGGCGGCAAGCTGGTTGCCCTCAAGCCGGACGAATCGTTAGACAGCTTCCAGTCCAACCGCCCGTCGCCCACGTTCACCGGATTCCTGGAACATCTGCGGCGTGACGCGGCCCTCGGGGTGATCCCGTTCGAGTTCGCGGCCGATTCCAGCAAAATCGGTGGCGCGGGCGTACGCTTGATCGTTGCCAAGGCCGACCGGCGGTTTTCGTTCCGCCAGATGATCCTGGAACGCCGCCTCATCCAGCCGGTATGGGCCTACGTCATTGGCGACGCCATCAGCCGGGGTTTCCTGCCGCCGGTCGCCGGATGGTGGAAGATTAGTTCGGTACCGCCCAAGCGTGTGACTGTCGATGCGGGCCGCGAAGCCCAACAGAACCGCGCCGACGTGGAGATGGGACTCAAGACACTCAGCGACCACTACGCCGAACTGGGTGCGGACTTTGGTGAGGAAATCGACCGCCGTGCCACCGATGCGAAGTTGATTCTGGACACCGCGCTGAAATACGGCGTGCCGGTGGACATGCTCTGGAAGCCTTCGGGCGGGATCCTGCCCACGGTCGATCCGAGTGCCGGTGGGGCAAAGCGTCCAGCATAATGGTGGCCGAATTGCCGAAAATTCATCTTGCTAGTCATTCGGGATTCAGCAAATCTTGCTTAGGGTTCTCCCGATCCAAATTCCATGAAAACCTCTCCTGCCGCAATACTCTCGCTGGCCATCTTGGCCGGAATGCCCCTGCCAGCCTTTGCCGCCAGTTCTGTCGGCGGGGTAATCATCGACTACGTCACGGTCGGAAATCCGGGCAATGCGCCTGACCCGGCGACGGGCAGTCTTTTCGGCGCGGTGGCCTATGCATACATGATCGCTAAGAACGAGACTACCATCGGCCAATACGCCGAGTTCCTCAATGCCGTGGCGAAGACGGACACCTACTCACTCTACAACACGAACATGGGTTCGGATAC